ACCGTCGGCCATCTGTTCGTTCTTTGCGAGGAAGACGACATTCATCCCGTCAATATCGCGGAAGTCGCGGAAAGCCTGAACGAGCATATCGCCCATTTCGCCGTAAGCCTTGCGCGGGTCTTTGTTTCTGCGCTTCTCTTCGGCAAGGCAAACTTCGGCGATTTCGGAACCGCTGTCTAGCGCAAGCGTACCGATGTTACGACGATTGTTCGGCTTCAGCACAAATTCGTAGGCTTCGCGAAGCTGCGCCATTGTCTGAACTTGAATGACGGGGATATCAAATTGCCGAAGCGATAGAAGCCCACGTTCGGCCGATATGACGAACGGGCGCGGCGCACTGGCGATTAGCCGCGTCTTACCGACACCCGACTTGCCATAGACAAGACACTTTACGCCCGCCTTTTGGCTTACTTGGTTCGTCATGACGACTTGAACGGCCATTCGGTATTATCCTTCGTAAACTCGCGAACACCTAAACCAATCGCCTATCTTCGTCAATTCAACATCGCAGTTAGCTAGTTGCTTGTCGATTTCAACGAGGTTGTCAGCTACGCGCGCTGTCTCTGCGATCAAGTCTGATTGATTGACAAGGCCGACGATTGCAATCCGATCGGTGGGCGGAAGGTTTTCGAACCTTGCCAAAGGCCCGCCGATAAGTTCGACCATCGCGTCAATGTCATCGCGCGAAGGTAGATCGGCCATTAGGATAACGCCCTCAGCGCGTCTTCCATTGTTTTAGCCGCTTCGCGAGTTCCGGCCGACGCTTCGACTTCTCCGAGTCGCGCTAACGTATCGGCCGAACGATTAAGTTCGCGCGCCCACTTACGCAGCCGATCGCGAAGATCATCGCTCACTTCTTCGACCCCTTCGGCGCTTCGATCGCCAGCGTTGGCGCACCGTCGGATGTTTCGATCAGCTTGTCGATTTCAGCCTTGACGGCGCGATGCGTCGGGTTGCCGGTGTCGAGTTTGTTATATTCCGACTTGCTGAAGTCGGGCGTCCAAACGATGATGCGTTCGAACAGGAAGGTTGCTTCATTGCCGAGCGTGGGCATACGCTCTTCGGCTGCGTCAATCGCGTCGTGCGATGCTGCAATCTTGTAGTTGACCTTGCGAACGCCCTTGATCGTATAGCCGTTGTGCAACTCGGTGCGGTTCGTGCCTTCCTTGGCGTCATTGCCGAAAGCGAACTTGAACGCCAGCTTGCGGGCTTCCATTTCGTCAGCCTTGGCGGTTTCGAGCGCAGTCTTAGCCGCTTCCCATTTCGTCAAGGCTTCGTCGCGCTTGGCGATACCGACCGCCGAATTTACGTCGATCATAGCGCCATCGATTTCGACCATGTTCGTAGGCTGCGACGACGCAACCGTTTCACCCCATGCCATAACTGCGATCCTTGTTTGCCCGGTTAGAGCCCGCACCATACCGCCGCCAGCAATCGGCACAAGCCTATTTTTCACGCTATGCAAAATAATTTTTACGTCTATGCTGGCAACCGATCAGTTTCAGGGCAACCAATGACATTGCTAGAAGAGACGCGAACACGCCTGAAGGCGCTTCCGCGAGGCACCACGCTTAGCAGTATCGCAGATAAGTGCGAAGTCAGTATCGCTTGGCTATCGCGTTTCGATAACGGGAAGATAGATAATCCCGGTATCGTTCAAGTTCAGCGGCTTTGCGACTATCTGCGGAGCCTTGAAGCGTGAGTTTCGATCGCATTCCCGCTGAAATGCGGAACTATCCGCAATGGGTAGTGTGGAAGTTCGAAGAGACAGACGGCGGCAAACCGACGAAGGTTCCATACTCGCCTCGATTTCGCGGTCATGCTTCAGTCACTAACCCGGCAACATGGGGAACGTTTGACGAAGCTGTCGCCGCATATGAAGTCGCAGGCGGTGAACTTGCCGGGATTGGCTTTGTCTTAACCCGCAATGATCCCTTTGGTTTTATCGACCTTGATAACGCTTGGCAGACCGACGCGCACGGCGGCTATAAGTATCCCGATCCGCAAGCGATCTTCGATCGGCAACATAAGGTCTTCACCGAGTTTAACAGCTTCACCGAATGGAGCCCGAGCGGCACCGGCCTTCACGTTATCGTAAAGACGCAGCCTGTCGCAAACGGTCGCAAGCGCAGCGCGATCGAAGTCTATACGCAAGAGCGTTTTATGACTATGACGGGCAATGTGTATCGCGAAGGCGATATTGAAGAGCGCGGCGAACTCTATCATACGCTATGGGCGCAGATGGGCGGGCCTGCGTCGATCTATCGGCACGAAGGCAACGCGCCTGAAACGGCCGATGATAATACGATCATCATGCGCGCGCTTGAAGCAACGAACGGCGACAAGTTTCGCACCTTATTGCAAGGTGATTGGACCGACCTTTATTCGTCGCAGTCCGAAGCCGATTTTGCTTTCGTGGATATCATCGCGTTCTATACGCAGAATCGCGAACAGATTGAACGCTTGTTCCTCGCCAGCCCGCTAGGGCAGCGCGACAAGGCGAAGCGCCGCAATTACCGCGAATACATGATTAACAAGTCGTTCGATCGCCAGCTTCCGCCGGTCGATATCGAAGGGCTTGCAATGCTGAAGGCACAGTTTGAGGCGATGACGGCGAGTGACCCGGAAAACAGCGCGCCCGCCGCAGTCGAAACCGGGGCGGGCGCGGCGCATGAACCGGGCAAGGCTCTAGCAGCACCGCCCGTATCGCCTGCGCCGTATGATCCTGTCAAGCTGTTTCCGCCCGGCTTAGTGGGCGAAATCGCAGAATTCATCTATGCCGCAGCGCCGCGCCCTGTGCGCGAAGTCGCGCTAGTCGGAGCGATCGGGCTAACCGCCGGGATCATCGGCCGTGCTTATAACGTGTCAGGCACCGGCCTTAATCAATACGTGCTGCTAATCGCCCCTACTGGCACCGGGAAAGAAGGGATCAATGCCGGTATATCGAAGTTGATGAAGCAAGTTATCGGCACGATCGAAAACGGCATATCTTCCGCTCGCCAGTTCGTCGGCCCCGCTGAAATTCGCTCGGACGCGGCGTTGCTCAAATGGCTGGCGAAGTCGCCGTGCTTTGTGTCGGTAACGGGCGAGTTTGGTCTAAGGCTGAAGAGCATGGCGCAGCCTAATGCGTCGTCATCTGAAATCGGTCTGAAGCGCGTACTGCTCGACTTGTACGGCAAAAGCGGCAACGGCAACGTGCTTAATCCGATGGCGTATAGCGACAAGGAAAAGAACACCGATCCTATCGCCAGCCCCGCATTCACCCTTATAGGTGAAAGTACACCTGAACGCTTCTATGAAGTGTTAGACGAACATATGATTAGCGAAGGGCTCTTGCCTCGCTTTCATACGGTCGAATATCGCGGCAAACGCCCGGCGCTCAATAAGAACCACGTTCAGGCGCAACCGACCTTTGCACTTGTCGATAAGATGAAGATCATTATCGGACATTGCCTAGAGTTGATGCAAAAGGGCGGCGTTCATAACGTGCATATGCAGCCCGACGCCGAAGCCCTATTCGATCGGTTCAACGAATATTGCGACGGGCAAATCAACGATCCGCAGGCGCGCGAAACCAATCGCCAACTTTGGAACCGTGCCCACATTAAGGCGATGAAGATTGCCGCGCTGGTAGCCGTGGGCTGCGATCCTTACGCACCTATTATCGACTATGAGACAGCGCAATGGTCAACGCAGCTTGTTGTCGCAGACGCAGAAAACCTTCTCGCCCGGTTCGAAGCTGGTGAAATCGGGTTAGGCGCGCTTGGCGCATCTGAAACTCAACAAACTCGCGATATCAAGAAGGTTATTGCAACGTGGATGCGTGACCCGTCGCAGGCGTCTAAATATGGCGTGACCGAGGATATGCTACGCGACGGCGTTATCCCGTATGGCGCGCTTAACTCGCGGCTTGTCGCTATGGCATCGTTCCGTAATGATCGCTCCGGTGCAACGAACGCACTGAAGCGCGCTATCCAACTGCTAACCGATACCGACATTCTTCGCGAGTTGCCGAAGAAGCAAGCGCATTCGAAGTACGGTAAAGAAGCCCGCATGTTTGCCATCAGCGATATCGCTGTTTTGCTAAGTCATTGATTGTACGTGTTTTCTAATGGCTTGATGCGCCCTGCGGGGTCGATCTAATGCAATCTAACGGTCGATCTTACAGTTAAGTGACTGAAAAATAAGGTTTTCTAACGGTTCTAATGATCTAACGGTGAGAGGGGGGAGGGGGTAGGTAGGGGTTATCGCATTCGCCGCATACTGTAACCTACTACTATATATTAATATTAGATTATTAGATTTATTAGAAATGATGTATTTTCAATGACTTAACCGTTCGATTTGCCACTAGACCCCATTAGACTGGTCTTCAGGCGGTTGCGACGATTTCAAAAGGATACCTAGCGATGTGTAAAATTCACACCGGATTTGCTGTTAAATGCGTTGATTCGGTTGATCGCGTAAAGTTTACCCTCTGCGGCCTTGAGGTCGGCGCAATGGAAATAGGCGTCACTAGAAAGCGTGGGCTCGTTAACTGCGGAAGGTGCAAGCGCAATCCACGTTTTGAGGAAGCCGCTTGCATGTGAAATAAAATACGACGAATTGTTATTGACTGCGGCGAATGCGACGCCTAGATCGTATGCATCAACACCGGGCAAGGAATACGACGATGAACAACGACGGACGCAAGCGCATCGACGGTATCATGAAGGATATCGAAGCGCAGGCTGCGGCGAAGACGGCGATCGACGCTTTGATCGAAGAACTGAACGGCAAGATCAGCGACTTCAAGGAAGCCTTCGGCGATATCAAGACCGCAATCGAAGAGTTGCGGGACGAAGAGCAAGAGAAGTTCGACAACCTTTCCGAAGGGCTGCAACAGTCGGAGAAGGGGCAGACGCTTGAAGCGACCGTCGCCGCACTCGACACGGCTATCGAAAAGTGCGAAGAAGTCGATGAAATCGAAGACTTCGAATTCAGCTTCGACACCGATGACGCCATCACCGCGCTTGACGAAGCGAAGTACGCGGGGTGAACCTAGGGGGCGGCTTCGGCCGCTCCGCTGAACGTGGGCAAATAGGACAAGGAACCGGACGAATGGCAAATTGGCAACTTCGCATTCAGCGTTACAACCCGAAGGGCGGCGACACTCGCATTAGCGGTATTCGTCATATCCACGCCGACGGCTTCGATGCCGCAGCGTCGCGAGCGAACGATATCGCCGCAGGCATGAAGGATGCTGACCCGGAATGCGAATTTCGGATCGTGCATCTATTGTCGCATGACTATCGCGGCACTGACTGCGAAGGCGGCATTTATGCGTTCGAAACCCGCGATGAAATGTCGGCGCGACTTGCGCCGAAGATCGCGGGTCAGCCGGGATAAAATAAATCGTCGCATACGTCGCATTCGGCGTTGACAACCGCAGCCGGTGCGCCTAGGTATGGTGCATCGGCTAACGGAGTAACGAAGATGAACATTCATTTCGACCCTACCGCTTCGGTTTACGAACTCTTCAGCGCTGACGGTGAATGGCAAGGCGCATACGATACTTACGCCGAAGCTGACGAAGCGCGGCGTATTGCGGGCGGGCCGGGCGATAGCTGGTAAGGGCACAGGCGAGCCGGGGCGCAATCCCCGGCAACATCGCATATAAGGGCAAGGCAAATGAATGACGGCATCGACAAGGTAGCGGAAGCTATCTATCTCGCATATTGCGACGGCTGCGGCGCTAAGGGTGCGCAATGGGATGCCGTTGAAGAGCGTCACAAGCAAACCGTATGGCGTCCGAAGGCGTATGCTGCGCTGATCGACTTGACCGGGGCGCAGTCTGACCGCGAAGTCGCAATCGGCGAACACGCCTTCAACGCAGGATGGAATGCACGAAGCGCGACTATCCGCGATGAAGCCTCGACTGTTCACAAAGCATGGAGCGCCTACGCCCCGCCGGAGTTCGACTAATGGCATACGTGAAGACCTACAAAGTCGTTCCGACGCGCGATGCATTCGAAGTCACGCAAGAGTCAACGAATACCGTCATCGCCCGCTGCGCTTCTCGCGTTCGTGCGGAGCGCGTCAAGGATGTACTGAACGGGTGCGACGTGTTGCCCGAAGTCATGGCGAAGGGATAGGGTATGACTATAGACGAAGCATTGTCGCAGGCCGTAGAAGGTAACCGCGTAACCGCCCCGCATTTGCAACCCGGCTGCTATGTAGAGCATAGCCTAAGCCGGGGCTTTTTGCGTTGCTGGCGTGTCGATACGCCCGACCTAGAGCCCGAGCGAACGCAATGCGACTTCATCGCAGACGCGCACGACGTTGCTGAAGAATGGCGCGTGTTGCCGCATGAAGAGCAATACCCGGCGAAGCCGAAGCTTACGGGTGGATGGGGCGCAATCAAGCAACGGCTTGTCGATCCGACGCCGCCAACGCAGACCCCGCCGCCTGTCGCAGACGTGATCGATCTTACCGCGCCGCCGCACAAAGCCGCCGATCGGCTAGTTCAATCACCGTGGGGATTGCACCTGAAGCCGCTTGACCCGCGTAAGGGTGGATGGTAAGCATTCGTCGCATTCAGCAAAGGACCGGGCAACATGGACGACTTAGACTATATCTATCGCGGCTGGCGGGTGTGGTTCGCCTATCCGCCGATCCCGTTTCGCGGTGCAGACTGGCAAGCGACGCATCCCGACTTCGACGGGCCGGAAGACAATCGCTTCGTTCAGGGCAACTCGCGCATCGACGTTGAAGTCGCAATTGACGAATGGATTGAGGAAAACGACGAAGGCGAGTACGATCGCAAGGTTTGGCAATACGCCATGCTAACCTATATCGCCGCGTTCGCGCTTGTCTTAGTCGGCGTTGCCCTCATCGCTTGGGGGCGCTGAACATGGGCGATATGGGCGATATCTTCAACGATATGCGCGATATGCGTCGTCAACACATTGCAGAGCGAGTTAAGGCACAAGTGCCTTTCTTCGAAGGTCTGCGGGCTCGGGCTATCGCCGTCGGTTCGCTTCCGGGCGGCTTCCGTCTCGTATTTCGTGGCGCAGCCGGGTTCAACGAAACGTTTGACTATTGGCCGCAGCGGGGCAAATGGTTTGAGCATAGATCGCGCAAGCATCGCCAAGGCGAAGCCGGTCTTCTCCGCAGACTTGACGAACTTGGAGTTGAACATGAACGCATCGAAGCCGACGACGCAGGACTTCTCCGCTTTATTGGCAAAGCCGCGTAGGCGCATTGCCGAAACTAATCTTCGGCTTATCACTTCGGTCGCCCGCGATCCTTGGATTTGGGTTTATGCGCAATCGAAGGCGAGTTGATGGCTTGGGGCGATCCGATCCCGCGCAAGGCGATCGAAGGCGTTTGCGGCACTCACGGCGGCAATCGCATACCCGATAGGTATCTTGACGCATTCAACGCGCAGACGGATAGTTGGCTTCGCCGCATTGGAGCCCGGCCGAAGGAGAACCCTAGCGATGGGCTTCCGGCCGGGCTTGCGGGGTTTGTGGAGAGCATATGACGACGATCGCATATCGTGACGGATACATGGCCGCAGACACGCAAGCTTATCTCGGGCGAGGCGAGCCCGGCCATGCGCGCAAGCTGAAGGTTCATCGGCTTGTTGACGGTTCGTTGCTTGGCGTGTCGTCATCGATCGTCGGGGCCGCGCTGCGCCTTGTTGATTGGGTGAACGGCGGCTGCGATCAAGAAAGTATGCCTGTCATCAAAGACGGCGAGCGCGAACATGAATTCGAAATGCTTCGCGTCTTTGAAGATGGCGTCGTCCACTATTTCAACGATACTTATCATTGGACAGTGATCGAAGCGCGCTACTTCGCGATCGGCTCGGGCTCCAAGTACGCGTTGGGCGCTATGTCTGCCGGATGCTCGGCAAGCGGCGCAGTTGCAATAGCTTGCGAATTCGATCAATATAGCGGCGGTAACGTCGAACAATGGAAGCTTAGCGATGGGTAAGCGACAACGTGAGGAATCGCCCCGCATTGATGAACGAACCGAAAGTTTAGTTCGTCGTGCGATAGAGAAACGAGTTATCCGCGAAGGCTACAGTGAAATTGCTCGCGATACCGGCGTTGAGCGTTCACAATTGTATCGCATAGTCAATTACGAACTTAACGTATCGCCTCGCGTAGCTAAAGCGTTTGGGTTCGAGCAAGTTATTTATTATAGGCGGATACCATGACACCGCCGCAACTCGCCGTGAGCAACACCGAACACGCGCATCAACGCGCTTTATTCGCATGGGCGCAGATAGCCCGGCGCTATGGCTTCGCTGCGGCCGACGATCCCCTGTGCTATTCGAAGATCGGCTATGCGTCGCAGACGTATGGCATCAATCCGCGATCGGAGCCTAACCCGTCGGGCAAGGGCTTGCGATGGGTTGATGACGGCGGCTTCGTCACCGTCGAAGAACTCGAATGGCTCCACGCTATCCCCAACGGCGGGCGGCGCGACGGCTTCACCGCAGCCTTGATGAAGGCCGAAGGCGTGAAGAAGGGTATCTGCGATATCCATCTTCCACTGCCGTGCAAACGCTTCGCCGGGCTATACATCGAAATGAAGCGCCCAACCGGCAAGGGTCAACGCAAGGGCGCAACTTCCACCGATCAAGATGCGTTCATCGCATACGCAAGGAGGGTAGGTTATGCCGTATCGGTATGTTTCGATTGGCTCGCGGCGTCGCGTGAAATCATCAAATACGTTGACGAAGCCCGCAACGCAGGCTAAGGCTTGCTCGCAACGCCGCGAAGGTGACGAACTCGTTTGTCATTGCGGCCTACGTTGGAGCGCAGACGATGAACGCCCGCGCTGTATTAAGGAAGGGCTTTGTGCATGAACCGCGATCCCACGGAAACCGGGCCGACGCTAAGCGAATGTTTCGCCGTCATTATCCTTTTCTTCATCGCTCTTCTCGTAATCGGCAACGCGATCGAACTCTTTTGTAGGGTAGTGATGGGATGAACTACGCAGATGCTTCGTGCGACGACGGTAGCGGGCCGGTGTACGCCTTCCATCATATCGCCGTCTATCATCACGAACTTTATTTGCGCTATCTGCGAAAAAGAGCGCTGAAGAGCCGTTGACGTAGCCGCATTCGTCGCATATATGATGAATATAGCAACGAGGAAGCAGGCAAATGGCGCACGAAACTGAACTTCGCATTCTCGGCGGGCTTCCTGTCGCGATCGAATATACGGTCGCGGGCGCTGACCCTAGCGTCGGCATCATGTCGTCGTATGTTGACGATTGGTGGATCGTCGCCGTCAACGGGCGTTATGCCAAGAAAGACGCGAAGAACCCGTTTGGTTGGGTTCACGCCCGCGTAGATAAAATGAAGGGCGAAGAGGAACGCATTCGCGACGAACTTAACGTTCTGGCAAACGAGCCCTTTGACGACTATTACGACTGAAGGCTTGACGCCGCGCCCGAATGTGGGCAGTCTATAGCTTCCACGCAGGAACCGTCATCATGATCGACATTCGGCGGATGCGCCATAAAGGACGACGTAGGCGAAGCGGAATGGGCCTGATACCGCTGAACTAAGGTCCGCTACCGAAGTGTAGAAGAGCGGCTTACGGTAGCACTAGACATTGAAGGGGCGGCGCAAGGATCGGGGTGGTCGGTGCGTCGCCCCTTCTATTTCGGGCAAGGAAGGACTCGCAATGTTGAAGGAACCCGCAAAAGGTATCGGCGCGCTTTACGTCGATGTTCATGAATTTCATCGCGTCTTCGATCATCCGGCGCATTTTTCGCCAGTACTGCAACCGGCCGATCGTGTGACCGCTCGCGCTGATTGGCTTGACGAAGAAGTCGGCGAACTTCGCGAAGCAAAGACTATCGCAGAGCAAGCCGACGCTTATATCGATATCATCTATTTCGCAGTCGGCGGACTTGTCGAAATGGGCGTCGATCCGTCGGAGTTGTGGCGCATCGTTCACGGTGCGAACATGGCGAAGGTTCAGCCCGACGGCTCGGTCAAGCGTCGCGAGGATGGCAAGATCATCAAGCCCGAAGGCTGGTGCGAACCCGACGCAGATATCGCGATGGAAATCATGGCGCAGATCGATAAGGCGGAGCATTCGCCGTTGTTCGACACTCCGCGCCGTAAAGCCCTCGCGCAAATGACCGCTGACGCCGAAGAGTTCGAAGACGACGGAACGATGGACCGCTTGCGAACGCTTCACGAAAGCGGCCGGGCGGCGGTGCGCGCTGCGATGGGCGAAAGCCTTTTGCGCGAGCCGTCGAAAGCGCCGGTAGAGCGGGATTATGCTCCCGATCCCCGCTTCAAGCCGCGCGGCTTTGCCTAAGCCTAGCGATCGTCTGCGGCGGGTGCTATCTAGCCAAGGCGGCACCCGCCGCACCTTTCGAAAGGACTATTCGTGGCAGACAAACAGGCACCCGCCGCACCCGACAAGGATACGGCGACGCAGGCGGCGAAATCGCCGAACAGCGAAACGACGATGACGGATACCGGCGCACCTTCGGCCGCGTCGCCGAACGACTCCGGCCCATCGGAAGGGCTCGACACGAAGGACGAAACCGCGCGCGAGTTCGTCAAGTCGGGCGCGTCGGCGAAGGACTATATCAAGGACTTCGACGCACCCTCCGGCGACGAACTGCGTCGGCAGGCCGACACGACCGATCGCGAGAACGGGCGCGAGAATATCGCGAACATGGCCGACGGCAACTCGAACCACAACACCGTCGCCGGAACGAACCCCGTCGGCGTCGCATACGCAGACCGTCCCGACTACAATCCGCAGCGTCGGCCGTCGTCGCGCGCCAATCAGCAAAGCACGATGGGCGAGTCGCCGCAGATGATGGCGGCACGCGTCGATACGAAGAAGGAGTCGGCGACCGCCGCCGAAATCGTCCACGAACGGCGCGATACGGCGAACGAAGGGCGCGATCGGCCGCTTCGCAACGTCGATAGCCCCTACTTGGGCGAAATCTAATGCCCGACGCTGGCAAGCCCGACTATAAGGCTATCTTCGCTCGGGCGCAGGATAACCGCAATAAGCTTGACGCTTGCCAGCGTCACCTATTCCCCGCATTGCCGCTGGAAAACATTCGGCTAGGGGCAAAGATTGAATGCAAACGCTGCGGCGGTCAAATGGACCTAGTAGCCTTGAACTTTTATATTCGCGGTT